AGAGTGGTGTAAATCCTGTAGTAACATTCCCAGGACAAGGTACATTGTTGTTTGGAGATAAAACTCTATTATCAAGACCAAGTGCTTTTGATCGTATTAATGTTCGTAGATTGTTTATTGTTCTAGAAAAATCAATAGCAACTGCATCGAAATTCCAGTTATTTGAATTCAACGATGCATTTACTAGAGGACAATTTAAAAATATCGTAGAACCATTCTTGAGAGATGTTCAAGGCCGTCGTGGTATTACAGACTTTAAAGTTGTTTGTGATGATACAAACAACACGGGTGCAGTAATTGATCGCAACGAGTTTGTGGCTGATATATACATAAAGCCTGCAAGGTCTATAAATTTCATTCAGTTGAATTTTATAGCAACAAGAAGCGGCATTTCATTCGAAGAAGTCGGAGCCTAATAGGAGAAAATAAATGGCAATACCATTTAATGTACAACAATTTAAATCTGAGCTAACTAACGGTGGAGCTAGACCGAACCAATTTATGGTTCAACTTCGGTTTCCAAACTATGTTCAATCAGGATCAGTCGCAGCAAATAAAGGTTCGTTCCTAATTAGTGTTGCAGAATTACCGGGTCAAACTATTGGGCTAGCCCCAGTATATTATCGCGGTAGATTAGTTAAAATGGCAGGTGATAGAGAATTTGCACCGTTCAATTGCACGGTAATTAATGACTCTGGATTTGCTATTCGTACTGCACTTGAGCAATGGATGGGCGGAATAGAAGATCTTCAAAATAAACGAGGACAAATTAATCCTGCTCAGTATCAAACAGATATGAACATTTATCAGTTAGATAGAAATGGTGCAATATTAAAAGAATATAAATTGCAAGGATCATTTCCTGTTGAAATTGGACCGGTTGCTTTAGATTTTGGAAGTAACGATCAACTATCCACATTCGGCGTATCATTCCAGTATCAATCATTTACATATAGCTCGAATCCTGCAACACAGTTGGTTAACAACTTTTTCCCTGGTTAATTTGAAAGAGATATAAGATTATGGCAGTAAAACTATTTGGCTTTACTTTTGGAAAAGAAGAACCCTTAGATATACAGAAACAAGGCTGGGCCACACCTATTGTAGATGATGGCTCATCCACTGTACAAGCTGGGGGGTATTTTGGTACTTATGTAGATTTAGATGCAACAACTAAATCTGAATATGAGCTCATTACTCGATATAGAGAATGTTCAATGTATTCAGATGCAAGTGCAGCTATTGATGAAATTTTAACTGAGGCAATAGCTGCAGTTGATGATGAAGATATAGTTAAAGTAAATCTAGATAAATTAGATATACCCGACGATATTAAAGATACTATTGAACAAGAATTTGACAATATATTAAAATTGTTAGAGTTTGATAATAGAGCTTATGATATTTTTAGACGTTGGTATGTTGATGGTAGATTATATTATCAAAAGATTATAGATGCTAAAAATCCTAAAAGGGGAATTTTAGAACTAATGCAACTTGATCCAAGAAAGATCAAGAAGGTAAGAGAAGTTAAAAAAGAAAAAGATAAAGACACAGGTGTTGATTTAATTAAATCTATAGACGAGTTCTTTATTTACAATGAAAAGGGTTTAACGTATAACCCTACATATTCTGCTACCGCTAATCAAGGTATAAGAATTACTACAGATTCTATTTGCTTTGTTCCTTCAGGACTTTTAGATTATGATAAGAATGTAGTTGTAGGACAGTTACATAAAGCAATTAAACCCGTTAATCAATTAAAGATGATGGAAGATGCATTAGTAATTTATAGAATTGCTAGAGCTCCTGAAAGAAGAATATTTTATATTGATGTAGGCAATTTGCCAAAGATTAAAGCTGAACAATATCTAAAAGATATTATGGCAAGATATCGTAATAAGATTGTTTATGATTCTAGTACAGGCGAGATTAGAGACGACAGAAAAATGATGTCTACTCTAGAAGATTTCTGGTTGCCACGAAGAGAAGGTGGCAAGGGTACAGAAATTACTACATTACCGGGCGGAGATAATTTAGGACAGATTGAAGATATTAATTATTTTCAAAGTAAATTATTCCAAGCGTTAAATGTTCCTATGTCTAGAATGCAACCTCAGACTGGAATATCTTTTGGGCGTGCTACAGAGATAACAAGAGATGAGCTAAAGTTTGCTAAGTTTGTCGACAGATTACGTAAGAAATTTAATGAGCTATTTAATGATCTATTGAAAACTCAGTTAATACTAAAGGGTGTTTTAACTGATAAAGATTGGGAACAGATCAAAGAAAAGATTCAGTATCGTTATGCCCAAGATCAGTATTTTGCAGAAATGAAAAATGCTGAGAATATGAGAAACAGAATAGATTTGTTGACGCAGGTACAACCATTTATTGGTGCATATTTTAGTCAACAATATGCAATGACAGAAATTTTGAGAATGTCTAAAAAGGACATAGACCAAATGAAAGAGCAGATTGCGTCGGAACCTCCGCCTCCGCAAATTGGTATGCCGGGTATGCCGCCAGGCCAAGCACCATCTGATCAAGATATAAATAATAATACTCAATAAGGAATTTTATGGAATCTACAGTTATTCACCACATGGTTGACGATATTATCAACGGACAACAATCTGACGCACTTGCAAAGTTTCATGAGGTTGTTGCACTTAAATTATCAGATGCATTAGAAGCTAAAAAGATAGAATTTGCAGCTGCAATAGGTAAAGATCAGGAAGAACATGAAGAAGTTTAAAGAGCTAAGAGAGCATTCTCTAGAAGAAAAGTTAAAGGCATCTGACCCTGCCGGAACATATATTAGCGACTTTGTGCATTCTGATAATCCAAAGTTTGAAGGCAAATCTAAATCCAAACGTATTCAAATGGCCTTGGCTGCATCTTATGCTGCTAAGGGTAAATCTAAAAATGAAGAAGTTGAACAGCAAGATGAAGCAATAAGCCATCAAGCTGCCACTACAATGAAACATATTCCTAACCCATCCCCTACACTAAAGAAAGCCGCAAAGGATATTAAGCCCGGAATTGCTGGTTATCGTGACCGTATTGATATGCTCAAAGCTGGTGGTGTTAAAGAAGAAACTGAATCTGTTGAAGAAGCGGCAAATGCTGCACAACAGGCTGCTATCGCTATCAATATGAAAAAGCAAGGCAAGAAGCCAAAGCATATGGGTGAAGATGTTATGCCACCAAAACACTATGGTGGTAAAGGCGTTGAAGGAGCAAAGTTTGATTTATATATGCAAAAACGTAAACAACAAAATGCAGCAATGAAACCTAAATCAGTTGAAGAAGGCATAATGAATGCTGTTAAGAATCTTGCTGCAAAAGCAGGCAAAGCTTTAACCGGCGGTAGCGATGAAGACCAACGAAAAGATTTACAACGCAAAATGGGCGTTCCACAGACTGGCAAAAAGCCAATGCAAAAATAAGAGGCATAAATGGCAATAGAAAGAACCACCCTACAAAACGTAAGACAACAGTCCGTAGTTAAATATATTAATCACGGCCTTAGTTATGCGCCTGCAAATTTATTTCTTGGAGAATTAAGAATATCAGATGAAATATTAGACCAACCAAATAGTCAGGTTAATATTCAGTCTGTTATTTTTGCTTCTTCTGATTCAACTGCTGCACCTATCGTAATTTCTCGAGGACCCAATTCATTTAGTACATCAAACGTAATGTATTTGCATGGTTCAGATAGTTTAGAATTTGCTCAGAATACAGGATTTAATGATAAAACGCTTCCCTCTTCAAATATATTTGTGCTCATGCCAGCACAATCGATGTTGTATTTAGTATTAGGAAAATCTGCAGGATTCCAAGAACCAAACTTACAAGCTAACGTATATAGATAAGAGGCAACTATGAGACTAATTACAGAAGTAGCACAGGATTTAAATTATCTTGTAGAAGCAAAAGAAGGCGGCGGCAAGAATTTTTATATTGAAGGTATCTTTGCTCAGTCAGACACGCCAAATAGAAATAAACGTTCATATGGTAAAAATATCATGGAACGGGAAGTTACTAAGTATCAAGAGTTAATTGGACAAAAAAGATCTCTAGGAGAGCTTGGTCATCCGGAGAATCCATCAATCAACTTACATCAGGTTTCCCACCTAATCACAAGCCTTCGAATGGAAGGTAAAGATGTAATTGGTAGAGCAAAAATATTAGAAACCCCTATGGGTATTATTGCTAGAAATTTAATAGAAAATGAAGTTTGTTTAGGAGTATCCACACGTGGATTGGGATCTCTAAAAATGAACTCAAATGGAATTAACGAAGTACAAGATGACTTTCATCTAGCAACCGTTGATATTGTTGCTGATCCTTCAGCACCAGACGCCTTTGTGCAAGGCATTATGGAATCCGCAGAGTGGATTCTAGAAAATGGCGTTTGGAAAGCAATGCAGATTGAGAACGCACAAAAAGAAATCAAGAAGACTTCTGCTAAAAATTTAGACGAAGTTAAATTAAAAATATTTGAACAATTTGTTAATCAATTGTCTAGATAACCAAACTTATAAATATCATTTGAGAACATTCATTTTAGGAGACACTATAATGTCAGTAGAAAGTAAAGTTAAGGAATTGCTAGAACGCGTAACAGCGAAATCTGCTTCTTCTTTAGACGAAGCGATGGATCAACCAAAGCAGGGCGACTCTAAAGAATCAACAGGTGCTGGTCCTATGGTTCCTACAAAAGCAAAAGATTCCACAATTAAAGCTGCCAACTCTGGCGATAGTAGTCAGCCAAGACAAGGCGATTCGAAAGATCAATCTTTTGAAACACGTCAGCAAGACGACGAAAATCAAGGCGCTATTTCAGCAAAGGGTATTTCTAAAAACGATATCCAGATGAAAGGTCCAGTAGGCCAGGCCCCTAATTTCACAACGACTCACAGTCTATCAACCATTCCTCAAAATACTGGCAATTATATGCAGCATGGCGAAGAAGTTGAAGAAGATGAAAATGCAGAAGTTGTTGCTGAAGAAGAAGTAATCGAAGATGAAGATACAGTTGTTGAACCAATTGATTTATCTCCAATCTTTGGTGAAGATTTATCTGAAGAATTCAGAGACAAAGCAACCGCTATTTTTGAAGCAGCAGTTATTGCTCGAGTAAATAGCGAAATGGAAGCAGTTGCAGAATCTCTAGAAGAAAAATATGCAGAAGAATTTGCAACATATAAAGAAGATTTAGTAGAAAAGATTGATGCTTATTTGAACTATGTAGTTGAAGGCTACTTAGAAGAAAATAAATTAGCAATCGAGAATGGTCTTCGTAACGAAATTGCAGAAGATTTCATGTCAGGACTTAAGGCGCTCTTCAAAGAACATTACATTGAAGTGCCTGAAGAAAAATATGATGTAATTGGTGAACTACAAGTTAAAGTAACAGAGTTGGAAGAAAGCCTTAATGGACAGATTAACAGCAATGTTGGTTTAAATTCCGAACTTACAGAACTTAAGAAAAAGATGATCATTAAAGAAATGTCCAAAGATCTTGCGGACACAGAAGTTAATAGATTATCTAAGCTTTTAGAAGGTGTAGAGTTTGACAACGTCGATCTTTACAAGGAAAAAGTTTCCGTTATCAAGGAAAATTATTTCCCTCGCGATGCTGTTGTTAAAGAATCAGCAAAGCAAGCACTAATAGAAGACACAAGTACTGAAGCATATACTGGCGGCAACGATGTTGTTTCAACTTATGCACAAGCCTTATCCCGAACAATCAAAAGACAATAACTTATAAATAAAATAAGTCATTTAAAAAGTCACAACAAGGAGACATAAAATGTTTTTATCAGAGAATATCCAACAGAAATGGAGTGCGATTCTTGACCACCCAGATCTTCCACAAATCAAAGACAACTACAAGCGTCAAGTAACTGCTGTATTGTTAGAGAATCAAGAAAAGTCTTTGCGTGAAGAACGTCAAGCGCTATTTGAGACTCCAGCAAACAACATCATGGCTACTAGTGGTATTGACAAGTATGATCCAATCTTAATCGGTTTGGTTCGTCGTGCAATGCCTAACCTAATG